AAAATTAACTAAGGAAGACAATGCTGAACTTAAGCTTTTAGCTTACGGACGGCCACATATTGCAATAGAGGATTATAACGGTAATGTGATGGTAATGGGTCTTGAACACGGAGCGGATGTTTCAGGGGGGACTATCGTAACAGGGGGTGCAATGGGTGATCTCTCAGGTTACACACTTACGTTTACTGCGCAGGAAATTTTACCTGCTAACTTTGTAGACGCTCCTACTGCTGCTGATCCTTATGCAGGAATGGGAAGTGCAACTGTAACTGTTACAGTAGGTACTAATTCATAAAACTTTTTTTCATTTGTTTTTAAGGGGTAGCAGAAATGTTACCCTTTTTTTATGCGAACTTATTGTTCGGACTTACATATTAATTTTATAACAAATCAAGGAAAGACTTTGATATTAATTATAAATTTTATGTTATGACTTACAATAAAAAACACATCGAAGAATATTTAGAATGTAAAAAGAAAGCTCGAGAGCTTTTAAAAACCATTGAATCAATGTCTGTTTATGGAAAATTAATGGGGAAAGAAAATAAAGTTTTAGTAGAAATGTTACAACTTTATCTAAAGTTAATGAAAAAAATTTCTTGGGAACAGGAATGTTTATAGTAGAAAATTAATTTAAATAGAGCAGCAGAAATGTTGCTCTTTTTTTTTGCAAGATATTAAACTACTTGCGTTATATTAGTATGAAAGTTTTAACTACTAGTGCAAACGCACAAACCTTTAAAGTTATTCCTAGAGAATATGTAACAAGTGCTTCAATGGAAGTTAGAGACGATTCAACAAATGTAACAACAACTTACGCAGGCTTAACTCCAAGCACAAGTGTTAATCACTTACAAATATCAAACACTTTCAATCCTGTTTTAGTAGAAGGCAGATACTATGATATAACTTTAAAAAATTCAGGTGGATCAATTATTTACAAAGACAAAGTTTTTTGTACTAATCAGGGAATAGATCAGACACAAGATCAAGAATACACAGTAAATAGCGGTACTTATACTTCAGATACAAGCTACGATAATGACTTTATAATTTTATGAAAAAATTCGGAATAGTAAATTTAAGTAATTACACTTCTCCTGAGATAAAAGAAGTTAGAAATAAAGATTGGATTTCTTATGGTCTTGACAATGATTATTATCAGTACTTAATTGACAGATACAATGGAAGTCCTACCAATAACGCAATAGTTAACGGACTTTCAGAAATGATATTTGGAAAGGGTTTAAACGCTACTGACTCAAGTAGAAAGCCTGACGAATACGCACAAATGGTTTCTTTATTTAAAAAAGATACAGTTAGAAAATTTTGCTATGATCTTAAGTTAATGGGTCAATGTGCTATACAGGTCATTTATTCTAAAGATAGAACTAAAATTGCTCAAGTAGAACACCTTCCAATTGAAACGATAAGAGCAGAAAAAGTTAATGAAGATAGCGGAGAAGTAGAAGCTTACTACTACCACGCAGATTGGTTAAATATTAAGCCAAGTGAACAACCGCAAAGAATACCTGCATTTGGAACTTCTCAACAACCTATTGAGATACTTTGTGTTAAGCCTTACAGAGCAGGCTTTTATTATTATTCCCCTGTAGATTATCAAGGGGGATTGCAATACGCAGAGCTTGAGGAAGAAATAAGCAACTACCATCTAAACAACATTAAGAATGGTCTAGCACCATCAATGCTTATAAATTTTAACAATGGAATCCCTAATGAAGAGGAAAGAGAATTAATTGAACGCAGAATCTACGACAAATTCAGTGGAAGCTCTGCTGCAGGAAAGTTTATTTTATCTTTTAATGATAACACAGAATCAGGAGCAACTTTAGAACCTGTTCAATTATCAGACGCACACAATCAATATCAGTTTCTTTCAGACGAATCTTCCAAAAAGATTTTAGTTAGTCACAGAGTTGTTTCTCCTATGTTATTTGGAATAAAAGACAACACAGGATTAGGAAACAATGCAGAGGAATTAAAAACAGCATCAATACTAAACAACAATGTAGTAATAAAGCCTTTTCAGGAGCTTTTAATTGATAGCTTTAATAAAGTTTTAGGATTTAATGGTATTAGTTTAGATCTTTATTTTGAAACATTACAACCTTTAGAATTTAATGAGGAAATAATTGATGACGAAAACATATCCGATGAACAGAAAGAATCGGAAACAGGAGTAGAATTGAAAAGTCAGGTTGTAGACAAAGATTTTGCAATTATAGACGATAGATTAGCTTACGCAACAAAAGAAATGGCTATACAATCGGCTAAAAATATTGGTTGTGAAGGTTATCACGAACACGAATACGAAGGTAAGGTTTGGTTTATGCCTTGTAAAGAACATATAAAAACTGATATGTCTAAACACCTTAAAGCTAGTGTAGAAGTTGGTAATGCTTTAATAGAACTAGGAGAGGATGAAGATTTAGAAAATTGGGTTTTAGTTGATGAAAGGGAAGTTGATTACGATCAGGAAGAAACATTAGATAAAATGATAGGTTTAGCATCAACAGGAACTGCAAGACCTAACGCTAAAAGCGAACAAGACAAAACAGTAGGAGATAAAAAGTTTAAAGTTCGTTATCAATACGCACCATTGGAATCTGACTCAGAAAGTAGAGATTTTTGTACACAAATGGTAAAAGCTAAAAAGCTATACAGGAAAGAGGATATAATGAAAATGTCTGAACTCCCTGTAAATAAAGGTTGGGGTCCTAAAGGAGATAGTGATACTTACGATCTATGGCTCTACAAAGGAGGAGGATCGTGTAGGCATTTTTGGATGAGAAAAACTTATATGGCAATAGACGTTGTTCCTGACGTTAAAAACCCTAATAGTGAGGTAAGTGTTAACAAAGCTAAAAAGGAAGGCTTAAAACCGTCTAAAAACGATTCTAGAGTAGCAAAAAGAACAAGAGATCAAAAAAACAGAGGATTCTTAGAACCTAAGGATTTTAAAACTAAACAGGATAAAGCATTTGATTAATGGCAACAGCACTTTTTATATCAAGAACGGACTTAGTTAAAAACACTATTTTAGATGGTAATGTCGATACAGATAAGTTTATACAATTTATTAAAATATCACAGGAGATACATATAAAAAATTATATTGGAAGTGATCTTTATAATAAAATAAGCACTCACATAATAGCAGGTAATTTGTCAGGAGCTTACTTAACTCTAACAAACACATATTTACAACCTATGCTAATCCATTATGCTATGATAGATTACCTTCCTTTTGCTGCTTATCAGATTAAAAATGGAGGAGTGTTTAAACATATTAGTGAAAATGCAGAAAGTGTAAGTAAAAACGAAGTGGACTATTTAGTAAACAAAGAGAGAGAATTTGCAGAATATTATACAAGAAGGATGATAGATTACGTTACATATAATATAAGCTCTTTTCCTGAGTACAATACTAATAATAATGAGGATGTTTATCCTTCTAAAGATAGTTTATTTAACGGATGGGTGCTTTAAAAAATAAATACAAACCAAAGAGTAAAAACATAATTAAATTAGAACTTTACTTAAGGAAACAAAATAAAATAAAAAATGGGGTACGGTTCGATTTATCCAATTAGTTGGTTTGGAAATACAAATGAAGCAAACGGTTGGGGAATAGTTTATCCTATAAATGCTGACGGTTCATTATTGACTGCAGATACAACATTAATATTAGCAGATACAACAACAATAAAAGCAGATGCGACACAATTTTAACAAAAAAAAATATTAACTACCTATGGCTAAGCAAGTTATAAATATTGGGACTACCGCTAACGACGGTACAGGAGATCCTATAAGAACAGCCTTCCAAAAGGCTATGTCAAATTTTGACGAGTTATACACAGATGACAGCAACGATGTATCTTCAATAGTTGCTACTGCTCCGATAGCGAGAAACAACGCAACCGGAATTGTTACAATATCTTTAAACGATAGTGGAATTGTTACAGATAAAATAGCAGATGATGCAGTTACTTCAGATAAACTAGCTAACTCAATCAATACAGAGATAGCAGCAAATACAGCAAAAGTTACTAATGCAACACATACAGGAGAAGTAACAGGTGCAACCGCATTAACTATTGCTAGCGATGTAGTAGATGCTGATAACTTAAAAGTAACAGGCAACGGAACAGCCGGTCAAGCTTTAACTTCAGATGGGGATGGTACCTTTAGTTGGACTACAATGGAGGTTGGAGATATTACTGCTGTAACTGCAGGAACAGGACTTACAGGTGGAGGAAATTCCGGAGATGTTACATTAGCCGTTTCCGTATTACTACATCTGAAATAGGAGCAGGAACGTTAGTAACAGAATCTGAAGGTATTGGTTCTAATGATAACGATACAACACTACCTACAAGTGCAGCAGTTAAAGATTATGTAGATAATGCTACAGGAGGAATAGGAGTTTCTGTAATTTCTTCTAACACTACAGCAGCAAGTGGAAACTTGTATGTGTTAACAGCAAACTTAACACTAACTCTTCCAAGTTCGCCAAGTGCAGGAAACTTTATAAAAATTTCAAATAGAAGTGGAGTTGCTACTTGTACAGTAGCTAGAAATAGTGAAAAAATAATGGGTGCTACTTCAGATTTAACACTAGACAAATTAAATAGTGGTTTTGAAATGATTTACTCAGGAGCAGCGCAAGGATGGATTTTGATAGGTGTCGAAGGAACATCATAACAATAAATTAATTAATAAAAATAAAATAAAATGGCAGATTTTTCAAGTTTTTTCCCAACAGCAGGAGCAGGTGGTGGTGGAGGTTTTACTAAACAAAAAGTGTACAGCTCAATGAGAGCGCCTACCGATTGGGTTGACCATAAAATTTTTAATGCGGGGGCAACAGCAGCAATAAATGGCTTTATTCAACCGAATAGCACTTATATTGATATTACAAATTGGGCATCTAATTTCCCTATGTATGGAGCTGCAAGAGCATTTTTAACAGGCTCTAAAGTTTCAGTCACTGATAGTAATACAGGTGTTACTCAAGTTTTCACTTTAGGTAGTGCACTTCAAGGGGCAACAACTATAGGAGCAGGGGCAATTTTGTACAATGTAACTCCTAATGTTGGTGTAGGAATTAATGCAAGTGCTCCGATTACTTGGGTAGGAATGGATGTTGCTACTGTAAACCCTGCGAGTGATTTAGGATTGACTGATAATTCACAAATTGGGTATATGATGGTAGGAGGAGGCTCATCGGGTTATGTGGCTAATTATTTATCGAGGGGTGGCTATGGAGGAAATGTTTTACAGGGAATGGCAACTATAACTACAGCTGCAACGGACTTAACTTTATCGATTGGCTATGGAGGAAAGGCTACAACTCACGGAGGAACAGGCTTTGAGGATGGAACTAATTCTACAATTTCTGGAGGTTTAACATTAACTACTGCAGATGGAACTAATGCAGCAGGTTCAGAAGGTGCAGGCAACCAATCATCTTATGTTTCTGTAGTAACAGCAGCAGGAAATGGTATAAATGGCTTCGGAGGAGGAGGAAATGCAAATACAAGTAATTATGGACCTGGAGCAGGTAGGAATGGAGCAGTACAACACGGATATGGGCGTGGCTCTTATGGAAAGTCAAGCACTTCTTATGTAGGGGGAGATGGTTCTATTATTTTATATTATTAAAAAAAAAAGAAAATGTATTACAGAATAAACAACGGTATCGCAGAAGGTAAGCAATCAGACATCAATGGTTTTAGTGGTGTTTGGGCATTAGAAGAAGAAGGCTTTGGAAAAGGTGACTTATGGAATGAAGATGATGGATGGAGCCACCCTGTTAAAACAACTGAGGAAATAGAAGCTGAAGCTAGAGAGTGGAGAGATGCAGAGTTAATGGGAACAGATTTTATTGTTCCAACAACTGATTATCCTAACCATTCTGATTTACTTACATACAGACAAGAATTAAGGGATTGGCCAAGTACAAGTGACTTTCCTG